TTGGTGAACACAAGGTCTACCGTCCCTTGTGATGAAGCTTGAATCGGTGTGATGTCAGTTGGGTTAGCCATTACCCAAAACGTCTTAAATGGTTCCAGCGTGCTTCTAAGGCGCATTAGGCCACGCTGGTAAAAGACACGGTTCAACTCTGCCTTAAGCAACCTGAAATCAGCCATGTTGCGCCCCTTAATAAACAATGACACGGTGACTTGGTTGGATCCATAGGTGGCTGATTGTAACCGTTGGCCATCTGAGCCGGCTATGGTTAGCCAGTCACCTGATAACTGGGGTGCTGATGACTTCATATCCAGAAACTTGACAGATGGAAGTCTGGCCGTCAAGTCATATTCTTGGCCACCGTAGGGCTTTACGAATAATTTCATAACAGGCATATCCTTTCATTAAATTGATTGATAATTGTGTGCTGCTTGAGCCATGCCCATTTGATTCATCAGGTTGGGTAAGTTTATACCACCTTGTGCTTGTAGTGCCTTGAGTTGGTCTTGGTTAACGCCAAGCATGAGTGACAATAACGTGATTACGTTGTCAAACTTTTGCTCCAACTGTGCTGTATCTGACTGAACTATAACCTGTTGTGATTGTGCGCCGTTGATACGTTGGTTAGCTTCTGCAAGTAATTGGTTGGCTCGTGGCTTACGTGATGGATTCATTGGGATAACCACTTCTGGGAACCCTTCTTCACCCATTTCTGCAAACGTTCGTGAGTTAATCCAACCACCATCTGCAAATCTCTTAGCACCCCAAGGTCCCCAACCACGCTTAACACCAGTTGGTGCCAAAGCTGAACGCCAATCCACCATGTTAAACACAGCTAAGAACTGGTCTAAGGCTGACAGAATGTTGTTGTGGCCTGGGTACTTCCAAGCGTTAAACGTCCCAACCTTGTATTGGAACAGTCCTCGTGGCTTACCAGTACCATCATGGTCATCGTAACCTGTGTTGATACTTGGGTTCACATTAGACTCAAACATAGCCTGTGACCATAGTTGTGCTAAGTCTGCACCTGACAAGTGTTCCCCAATTATGTCGGCCGCTTTACGGGCTGTCTTATTGAAGGATTCCTTTGACATAGCACCTTCACCGGCTTGTGCAACCACGTCTTCATCTTCATGCTTCTTCTTCAAAGACTTGAACATGTTGACGATTGGATCTGCAATACCTTGAACCAATCCATTGGCCATAGCTGGTGCAATGTTAGTTACCAGAGGGCTTCCTGCGATTCCTGAGACCGCTTTGTTCATAATATTACCCAAAGCCTTGATTGGGTGTGCGATGAACTCTGTTAGCTTGTCCCACTTATCAGAAATCCATCCGATTGCTGTATCAAGCCAGTTATCAGTACCATGAGCAAACTTAGGTAGGGCATGGGCTGGGATAACCGTTTCACCACCTGAGAAGTTAACCAGGCGGTTGCGACCTTCAAGGACCGTAGCACGCCCAGAATTATCAATGATTGCTTCTTGGTAATGCTCTCCTGGGGCGTCATTAACGATTGCCAACCCCTTAGGCGCACCCTTTGTACCATTAGCAAACTTTGGAATCTTACCGATGGCTTCCTTCTTACCACCGAAAGTATGGATAACTGTGTTGATACCACCAATACCATTGTTGATTACGTCAATAACGTTATTGATACCATCACGGGCAAAGTCCTTTAAGCCGTTCCACATGTCAGACCAGAATCCTGATACCTTGTCCTTGATGGTTTGGAAAGTGCTCCAAATCTTAGAACCAAATCCTTCGATGCCGTGCTTGATAGAACCAGCCTTCTTACCGAAGATTGACTCTACATAGTCCCACAGTGCATTCCAGATACCTCGAATGTCTTTACCAAGATTTACCCAGTTCCCTGTAAAGAAATCAGTAAACGTCTTGATAACACGCTTGTAGATATTGATGTACTTATCGAATACGTTACTTACGTAGCTCCACGTATTGTTCCATGCTCTGCCAATGCCATCAGTAAATGAATGCCACCCCTTACTGAAGCTACGAGTGAATGAGTTGTAACCCTTTGTTACTGATGACCACGCATTACCAAACCACTTCGTAATTCCTTCAAAGAATTGCTTAGCAGACTTCACCAATCCGTCTACGAATTGTCGGAACTTCTTATTGTGCTTATACAGTAGTACGAATCCGGCCACCAAAGCTGTGATTGCCACGATCAACAATCCTATTGGGTTGGCTTTCATTGCTAAGTTCATAGCCTTTTGAGCCAAAGTTTGAGCCTTCATCGCAGCGGTCATTACCTTTGACTTAGCTGAAGCAACCGTCTGGGCCAAGCTAAAGTCTTTTATTTTCCGAGTCAACGAAGCAACATTGTCACGTGTATCAGATATGAAACTTCCCAAGGCCTTAGCTTTTTCGACACCCTTCAGTACAGCAAAAGTGCCTTTTAGGGCAACGTTAAGCCCCAAGTACATCTCTGCCATAAGCTTAACGTCTTTAGGGTGCTTTGAAGCAAAATCGCCGAACTTTTCAAGAAACGGTAAGGCAGTTTTTATTGCGTCGCCGGTAAGTTTGAAGCCTGCACCACCAATGTTTTTGACCATCTCAAAAAAGTTCTTGATGTCTTTTGAATGTGTACTAACAAAATTACCAAGCTTCTCAATCTGGTCAGCCACGCCATTAGCAATATCGGCAACGGGATTCTTTGTGCCCTTGAAGGTCTTACTGAACGCATTGGCAATGGTGTTGACCGCTTTATTAGCTGAGTCACCAACGTGGTCAAAGGCCGTTTCTACTTCCTTTCCATCAAGTGACTTAGACATGTTCTTCAAAAAGTCGTTATTGGATTGAAAAAAACCACTCGTTATCTTACCTGATAAGCTCTTGTATTTCTCTTCCAAGTGATTACTGAAGCCATCAAGGGTTGTGTAGTAATTATCTAACCCATGTGGCTTGGAATCTGACATCGTCTCAATAGCCTTTGAAAGGTCAGCCATCGACAGCTTTCCATCAGAAGCTAATTTGTTAATCTCATCTCGGCTTTTACCCATGCTAGTTGCTAACGCAGCATTAAATCCTGGCAAGGACTTTTCCATCTTAGTAAGTGAACCGGTTGTGATTTGACCTGAAGCATTTACCTGTGAAAACTTTTTAATAATACCTTGCAGAGACTCATCAGATTGCCCCGTAGCACGTCCCAAGTTAACGAATGCGTCAGACAGTGTCTTTGCACCATCGGCGCTTTTAGTAAGTCCATAAGTCTTTTTGGTCAACAACGAAACGGTATCGGTAGCATAGCCCGATTCTTCTTTCAATGCCTTAACGTTGCCAATTAAAGCCTTGCTCAACTTGTCATCGCCATTAGTGAAATTGTCCATTGATACAGACAAGGATTGCATTTCTTTGTTGTATTCAACACCAGCCTTCATAGCACCAGTAAACTTGCTTTTAATGTCGCTCAGTGTACTAGTTATTCCAGTGGCTACAATATTCCCCATAAGGACGCTTTTGAATCGTCTATGTGTGTTATCAAGCACGTTATTCAAACTTTTGAGTTGTGCCTTAGTCGAAGTAATACCACTAGCATCAGGCTTTACATCGGTATGATTTAAGGCCTTTATTTTGTTAGTAGTTTCAGCAATCTTAGCCCCAGTTTGCTCGACTCGTAACTCTTGTAGCTTATATGCTTTAGAATTTTTATCCCCTGAAGCACCTAACTTTTCAAGCTCGTCCTTTTGAATCTCTAAAATCTTAGTGTACTTGGACTGCACTGATGAAAGACCATCAATTTGAACTTTATTAGCTTCCTCGGTCTTGCCTTCAGCTTCGAGTCTTTTTACACGGGCATTGGTTAGATCATTTGAGCGTTTAATTTCATCGTTCAGATCTGCTAATCCACTTTTTTGGTAATCATAAGACTTAAGTGCCTTTTCGGTTTGAGCATTCAACGACGCAAGCTTACTTTCTGCCTGTGTTATCTGTGAAGCATACTTTTGATAGGTAGCCTCACCAGCTTCAGTTGAACGGTTAACTTCAGCCTGTTCTTGTCGCAACTTCTGAAGCACGTCTTTTTGCGCTTCAACTGATTGTGATAGCCCTTTATACTTAGCTTCACTGGCGCCAAGTACATCACCAGAAGTCTTAAGCTGTGATTCCATTTGCTTCCACTCATTTGTTGAGTCCTTTACGGCAGACTTCAATTGACTAAGTGATTCCGTGGCTTTAGTAGTGTTCAAGCCAATCTCCGTCGACATTAAGCCGGCTACTTTTTCTTTTGCCATGTTTACCTCCTTTCTCTTTTATCCAAGTGATTGATACAGGTTCATCATGGCGTCTGGATTCTGCATTTTGTCTTCTTCTGAAGCGTTCATGACTTCCATCAACTCCGCATAATCAGCTTCTTCGATGTCATCTAAAGACCAGTGCAAGTTCTGCATGGTGTCTTTTTCAAACATTCTTAAATCAGCCAGATGGTTTGTGTATGCCATCACCCGCTCAATCGGGGTTACTCTAAACCCTCATCATCAGTTTCCGTCAAAGCCTTCTCAATCTCAGCTTCTGAAAATCCCATTAAACGCATGTTCAAGCGTTGTGCAATTGCCATAACGTCTTCTTGGCTCAAATCTTCAAGTGCTTCAATCTCAGCTGGCTTAAGCTTCAACATGTCGACAACGTATTCTGTTAAGTTGTCCAGTGCGCCCAGTACAGATTGTAGTGATTCAACCCCTGCGTCCTCTTGCATAGAATCTTCCAACGTAGCCATCTTCAATTGAATGGCATATGTCTTCTTTAAATTCTTAACACTGGCTTTTACTTCAAAGGGTGCCTTACGTAATTCCTTAAATGAAATTTTCATCGTTATATCCTTTCTTGGGTACAAAAAAAGGAGCTAACCTGATTATTCAAGTTAACCCCCGTTCATATCGGGCTTCTCACCCCGTTTGAGCCTCTTTATTGTCGTGGCTGTA